TCCATGAAAGTTACCGAAGATTTTCCTCTATTGGTACAATTTCTGTAATGAAATTTTATAAAATGATAAGTATAATAAAGATAAATTATTGACAAACATAGTTAAAATGTGCAAACAAATGTTTGCAATAATTAAACTATGGTGATATAATTTTTTACATCAATAACAGATGGGGTGGTTAATTTGCAAACATATGTGAAAACTTTATTAGAAATATTGAAAGAAATAGAAGAAATAGAGGAGCCACCCTCTATCTCTTAACGTATTTTTTAACTTCTTCTTTTAACATTTTCATTAATAGTCGTTCAGCTTTTGGGGAGCAGTTACCTTCTCGGTCAATCTCCCCGACTTCTATTAATGTGTCTATTACGGTTTTTAATCCTTCGAACATTTTAATTTCTACATTGTCATTCACATCCAACCAATCAGAAACTTTTGTATTTGTGGCTTTAGCTAGTTTATCAATAATTGTAAGGCTCACCTTTTTATTTCCATTCTCTAGGGCACTAATATTACTTCTTGCTAATCCGGTCAATTTAGCAAGTTGTGTTTGTGTCAGATTATTCCTTTCCCTGTACCTTTTTAGTTTTTCTCCAAAATCCATTTTTATCATCTCCTTCAATATATATTATATCGTTTTTATGTCTTTTTTTCAAGACAAAACAAAGAAAAAATAAATATTTTGTCCTTAAATAAGGACATTAGAAAAAAGAAGAAATTTAAAGAAAAACGCTTATAATTTGGATACATAACGAATTAAGGCGTTTTTTATTACTTTACTTTGTCCTTAAAAGAGGTCATAATATAAGCATACCAAGTCACTTGGTACACTTCAAAAAATCTAATAAAGCATATCTGATTACTAAAGAAGAAAAGCCTTAATTAAATTAAAACAAAAGAAGGTGAAGTAATGAATGGAATAAGAAAGAAAAGACTAGAAATTGGGTTAAAGCAAAAAGCAGTAGCTAAAAAAATAGGTGTATCTGCGAAAACTATGCAAAGGTATGAGTTTGGGAGGTTTGCCCCAGATACAGAAAAATTAGAACAATTAGCAAAAATATTTAATTGTTCTGTAGAGGAATTAATGGAGGAGGATAAAAAAGATGGTTAAAGATGTATTAAAGGAAGTTTTGGAAGAATGCTTAATTACAGGACCAAATGATAAACCAACCTATGAAGAACTTGAAGCAGAGGTAAAAAGATTAAATACAGAACTAGAAAGATTAAGAGCAGGAATATTAGAGTTAATAAGCCCAGCAAGTTAAGGAGGATGAATATGGATAAAGATAAAGAAATTGAAATTTTTAAAAATGAAGAATTTGGACAAGTAAGAACAGTATTAATTGAAAATGAACCTTGGTTTGTAGGTAAAGATGTTACAGAAATACTTGGATACCAAAATGGAAGCAGAGATATAAATAGGCATGTTGATGAAGAAGATAGGCAAAACTACCAAAATGGTACTTTAGAAAGTAATAGAGGTTTGACAGTAATAAATGAAAGTGGTTTATACAGTTTAATACTTTCAAGCAAACTTCCAAATGCGAAGAAGTTTAAAAAGTGGGTTACTTCAGAGGTACTACCAACAATAAGAAAACATGGAGCATATATGACAGAAAATACATTAGAAGAAGCATTAACAAATCCTGATTTTCTTATAAAGTTAGCAACAGAACTTAAAGAAGAACAAAGTAAAAGAAAAGCTTTAGAAGAGGAAAAGAAGCTAAATGCTCCTAAAGTAATCTTTGCAGACGCAGTAAGTACAAGTAAGACAAGCATACTTATTGGAGAACTTGCAAAAATTCTTAAGCAAAACGGAATAGAAACAGGTCAAAGAAGGCTTTTTGAATGGCTTAGAGTTAATAAATATTTAATTAGCAGAAAAGGAACAGATTATAATATGCCTACTCAAAAGAGCATGGAGCTTGGATTATTTGACATTAAAGAAAGTGTACACCTAGACAGTAACGGAGTTAATGTGATAACTAAAACTCCTAAAGTAACTGGTAAGGGGCAACAATACTTTATAAATAAATTCTTAAATAAAGAGGTGTAGCCCATGCTAAAGAAAACAGTTGATACAGTAGTTGTAGGCAAAGATGAAGAGGGAAGAAACATTTATAATGAAGTCTACGAAAATGAAAAAGGTAAGAAATATATAGTGTTCTTTAGTTTCATAGGTGGAGATGGACTTAAAAGAGCAGCTGATATAGTGATGAATGGATAGGCAGAGGTTTACAAGAATTTTATTATAGTTTGGAGAGATGGAAAATGGAGATAGGAATAGCAATAGCATTTGTAATTATTGGCTTCTTAGCATGGAAGTTTATTAGTGTAGCAGATGATGAAGAGGAAAATGAAGATGAATAGAGATGTAGAAACAGTATTAGTTATCTTAGGAATGTTAGCAATGCTTTATGCAGGACTAATTGGCATAGAGTGGCTAATAAAGAGATTTAGGAGGAGGAAATAAGAGAGATGAAAAAGGTTAAAGTACAAGAGTTAGAAGAAGAAAAAATATATAAGTTTGCTTTTAATGGAAATTTAGAAGATTTATCAGAGAGTATTTACAAGATAGACGAACAAGGAAATTTATATTATAAAGACCCATATGCGAAAGACTCTTTTTTAAAATCTACTATTTTCTATAATGATGTACTTAATGGTTGTTTTGTAGAAATCAAAAGAGAAATTGACTGGACTAAAGTTCCAAGAGGAACTAAGGTGCAAGTTAGCCTTACAGAAAATGGGGATTGGTTCAACAGATATTTCATTGATACTGACAAAGAAGATGGAGAATACGCTTTTGTGACAAGTCTTGCTATGGATGATGACTTTACCGGCTACGAAATGGAAGATTATCCTGAAGGTTGGGAATATTGCAGAATACACCCAACTGTTCAAATACCAGAGAAATGGTACAAGGAGGAATAGGGCATGAATGAAATAGGGAAAAGAACTCTATCAGCAATCCTCCTAGTATACCTATTTGCAAGGCTGGTAGTGGATGTAAAGGCTTTGCAAAAGGCACAAGGAAAAGACTACATTGCCAGTACAATTTGGGGCATTGGTGATGTATTGGGAATACTACTTGTAAGCAATTTAATTTAAGAAGGTGTAGAAAGTGGAAGTTAAGGAATTAGCAAAGAAAATAAAAGAACTAGATATAGCTAGTTGTACTAGTTGCCCTTTCTGTGAGGGAGCAAGGTGGTTTGGAAGAGATTGCAAATTACATGGGACTATATGTGTATGCATTGATGTAAACATGGGCGGTGCTGAGAGCTTATTACAGTTGGAGCACTTCTTCAAAACAGGAGAAGTAAAAGAGATATTGGAGGAAGAGGAAAATGATTAAAGTAGATACATTAGAATATTTAAAAGAAATTAAAGAAAAATGTGCAAAATTAAAATGCTATGATTGTCCATATGGTGAGGTGTGTGCTGAAATGGATGCTTATCCTTGTGAAATGTATGACAATTTAATGCTCCTTTTGAATGCTGAAAAAGAGGAGAAGAATAATGATTAAATTCCAAAAGACTTGGTGTATCTGTAGAGTGTGCAATAACTGTAATGCAGAAGAAGAAGTAAAGGAAATTAAGATTGCAAGTTTTAGTATTGTATTATGTAGGAAATGCAGAAATAAGCTAAAAGAATTATTGGAGGAAGAGGGGTAATGGGCAAAATATTTGACTTAAACTTCTACTTAGATGAGGTGCAGAGGTTATATATAGAGGGAATGGACGTAGTAGAAGCAGTAGAAAAAGTAAAGGAACTCAAGAAAGAGATAGAAGAAGGTGAGGAACTTGAAGAGGAATGAAATGTTGAAAAGACACGCAAGAGCTATAGCTTTCTGCAAAGAAAATGCAGAACTTGGGAGTGAAGAAATAATTAAAAGATTGATAAGAGACTTCGGCTATGCTAGAGGGAGTGCTTACAATATCTCAAGAGAAGCAGTAACAGGAAAGATAAGAGGAAAACACATCAAAAAAAATCTTAGAGCTTACTTGGATAGCCTAGAAGCAGAAGAGCAAAAGGCTTATGAAAGAAAAATACTAGAGGAAGAATTGAGCAGACCTAAGTTCTTCTTCTAGCAAAAAGAAAAAATTCAAGAACATTATATCACAAAAAGGAGGATTTGAAAATGGAGGTAGTAGTTGATTTCTCCAACTTTCTTGAAGTAGAAATGAAAGTTGGAAATAAAATAGAACTCAAATCAGATGATGGAGAATTCAAAGGAATCATAGAAAAAGAATTCTTTGAAAATCTAATATCAAGATATTTAAATGCAGTTGACCTAAGCACGGTTAAAGCTTTTGTAAAACACGCAGAGGACATCATAAAAGAAGAGGAAGAGGAGGAAAAGAAAGATGAATATATTGCTAAAGAAATTGTCTCTTAAGAACTTTAAAGGCGTAAAAGAATTAAGCCTTGATTTTGAAAAGATTACAAACATCACTGGAGAAAATGGAACAGGAAAAACAACAATATTTGATGGCTTTTTATGGCTACTTTTTGGGAAAGATAGCCAAGGGAAAAGTGCTTTTGAAGTACAGCCACTAGATAGCCAAGGAAATGTATTACATGGTTTAGAAACAAATGTAACTGCAATATTAGATGTAGATGGATATGAAAGAACATTTAGTAGGACACTTTCTGAAAAATGGGTAAAGCAAAGAGGGCAAGCGGAAGCAGAACTGAAAGGAACTCAAACAACATTTGAAGTGGACAGAATACCTACTAAATTAAAAGATTATCAAGCCACAATCAACAGTATTGTAAATGAAGATTTGTTCAAGATGGTTACCAATCCTTTATACTTTCCGAGCATAAAATGGCAAGACCAAAGAAAAATATTACTAGAGATTACAGGTGAACCAGAAGAGGAAAACATTATTTCTTACAATCCTTCACTTAGCCCTCTAAAAGATGAAATGCAAGATGGTATAGATAATTTTGTCAAGAGGACTAAGGCAAGCATAGGAAAACTAAAAGACCAGTTGAAAAGCATTCCTTTCAGAATTGATGAATGTAACAATTCTATCGCAGAAGTGGATACCACAATACTCGAGTTTCAAAAAAGAAGTGTGGTTAGTGGAATAGAACGTCTTGAAGAACAAATTGTAGACAGTTCAAAGGTAAATGAAGAAAAATTGAAGCTTCAAGATAAACTTTTTGAATTGAAGGATAAGCAAAATGAACTAGCAACTAAGGCAGTGCAAGAAGCACAAAAGCCTTTGATGGATATCAAAAACAAAATAGCCGAAATAGAAAGCAAAGTAAAAATAAAGGTTATTAGCGTAGCTGATATGGAAGCCAATGTAAAAAGGTTACAGAATTCAAATGACTTGCTAGACAATGAAATGAACGCAAAAAGAGATAAGCAACAAGAACTTAGAGAGAAATGGGTAGAGATAAATAAAAATGTGTTTGAATTTGATGAAACTCAGACTGTTTGTCCTTGCTGTGGTAGGCCTTATGAGATTGAAAAAATAGCTGAGATTAAGAAAAATACAGAAATTACTTTTGTTGTTGATAAGAAAAAACAATTAGATTCCATAACAGCAGATGGTAAGAAACTTGGTGACGAAATAGCAGAATTAGTGAAGCAAATAAACAGAAATGTCTCTAAAATTACAGAATGTAGGTGTAATATTTCAGAAATCGAAAAAGAAATTGAAGGTGAGAAAGCTGAACTACTTGACTTAGAAAAGCAAAAGGAAAGCTTTAATAATGCTACAGAGTTAGTTATTCCAGGTATGGAAGAAATAGTGAAAGAAATAGCACTTGTAGAAGCCGATATGAAGGCTTTTGGAACAACAGATAATTCTATATTAAAAGAGAAAAAGAAAGAGTTACAGGAGCAATTAGAAGGCATAAACAAGCAACTAAATGCAAAGGACAATAATGCTAAACTCCTTGCAAGAATAGAAGAACTTAAAGCAGAAGAGAAAAAGTTAAATGTTAAAATTGCAGACCTAGAAGGCAGATTATATCTAGGAGAAGAATTTATAAGAACCAAAGTTGAACTATTGGAAAGCAGCATCAATGAAAAGTTTGGTGGAGCAGTTACCTTCAAGCTTTTCAACAATCAAGTGAATGGAGGACTTTCTGAATGTTGCGAAGCAATGGTTGATGGAGTACCTTTCAGTAACGTCAATACAGCAGGAAGAATAAATGCAGGATTGAGTATCATCAAAACTCTATCAAAACATTATGGAGTACAAGCTCCAATATTTATAGACAATAGGGAATCTATTAACAATATAGTTGATTTTAAAGGGCAGATAATCAATTTGAAGGTTGGTAAAAATAAGAAATTAAAAATTGAAAGTGAGGAATAAAAATGGAAAATAGACAAGTTGCAAACAGAACACAAAAACCAGCAATAACAGTAAAAGGACTACTTTGTAAAGATGATTTTAAAAAGAGATTTAATGAACTTTTAGGTAAAAAAGCACCAGGATTTATTTCAAGTGTAATAAATGTTTCTAATAGCCCAGCGCTAATTGGAGCAGAGCCTTCTAGCATTGTCGGAAGTGCAGTAGTCGCAGCTACTATGGATTTACCAATAGACCCAAACTTAGGCTTTGCCTATATAGTGCCTTACAATGATAAAAATAAAGGTAAAGTTGCACAATTTCAGATGGGATACAAAGGCTTCATACAACTTGCAATGAGAAGTGGGCAATATAAAACAATTAATGCAACACCAGTTTACGAGGGCGATATTAAGAAGTTCAACAGATTTACTGGAGAGATTGAGTTCAATGAAGAAAATACAGATACAGGCAAGGTAATAGGATATTTAGGCTATTTCAAATTAATAAATGGGTTTGAAAAATATCTATACATGACAGTTGATGAACTTGAAAAGCATGGTAAAAAGTACAGTCAAAGCTATAAAAGTCCTAAAGAATATATAAGAGATAAAAGTTTGTGGAGTACCAACTTTGACGCCATGGCAACAAAAACTGTATTGAAACTACTGCTTAGCAAGTATGGAATATTAAGTATAGAAATGCAAACAGCCCTACAAGCGGACCAGGGAGTAATAAGTAGTAATGCAGTTGATGGAGACATAGTAGGTAATGTGTCTTATGTAGATAATCAAGAACCAGTTGAAGCAACATATGAAGAAGTTAAGGAAGAGATAAAAGATAATGCAAACCAAGAAGTTATAGATATTCCACAAGAAGAAGTCAAGGAAGATGTTGTTGAAGGACAACAAGGTATGTTTGAAGGAGCACCTTTCTAATGAGTATTAAGGTATTGGCAAGTGGCAGTTCGGGTAACTGTTACTTGCTTGAAACTGAAAAAGAAATATTGATATTAGAATGTGGAATTAGATACAAAGATATTTTGAAAGGTTTAAATTTTGACCTAAGTAAAGTTGTTGGGTGCTTAGTATCCCATGAACATAAAGACCATTGCAAGGTTGCTGATGAAATTATGAATGCTGGTATAGATGTATATATGAGTGGAGGAACAAAAGAAGGGATTGACTTTAAGTCTTCTGCAACTCATAGAATTAACATAGTTAAGCATGGAAAAAGATATAAGATAGGTGGGTTTGATGTTGTCCCTTTTAATGTGGAGCATGATGTAAGCGAGCCTTTAGGATTTCTTCTACAACATAAAGAATTAGGAAGGATATTATTCGCTACAGATACTTATTATCTTAGAAATACATTTATAAATGTGGACCATATACTTATAGAATGTAACTATAGTGAGGATATTTTAGAGGAAATTCCGCCATATAGAGTAAGGGTTCTTAAGAGTCATATGAGTTTGGAAACCTTGAAAGAAACCCTTAAAACTTGGGATTTAAGCAGAACAAAGGATATAACACTAATTCATATTAGTGAAGGTAATGGAGAACCTAAGAGATTTAGAAAAGAAATAGAAGAGCTAACTGGTATAAAAACTTATGTTGCAATGCCAGGGCTGGAAATAAGGTAGGTGAATGCCAATGGCGGAAGGTTGGATAAAGATTTATAGAAATATCCAGGAGCATTGGTTATGGAATTGTGAGCCATTTAGTAGAGGGCAGGCATGGGTAGACCTTCTGCTTATGGCAAATCACAAAGAAAACAAAGTAATGATTAATGGGAGCTTAATTGTTGTAAAAACTGGTGAAAGAGTGACTTCTATAAGGAAACTTTCTGAGAGATGGAAGTGGTCAACTTGCAAGGTTAAGCACTTTTTAAAGCAGTTAGAAAGTGACAAAATGATTGAATGTTTGAGTGATACTTCTAAAACAGTAATCAAAATAGTAAATTATGAAAAATATCAAGAAAATAACACACCTCTAAGCCTTGAAAATACTGGCTTGAGTGGGAAAGTACCAAACACAGAACAAACACAGAACAAACACAGAAAAAACACAGAGCAAACGCCAAAAATACACAGAGCAAACACAGAACAAACACAGAAAAATACAAACAAGAATGATAAAGAATATATAAAGAATGAAAAGAATGAAAAGAATGAAAAGAAGGAGAAAGAAGGAGAAGAAAATATAACACAACCTCCATCTATTTTCTTTCCAACAGAAACCCATAAAAAAATCTTTAACCTTGTTGGAGAAGTTGGATATAAAACATGGTTCATGGAATCAGATATAAAACAAGGAGAAGGATTTATAACAATAGTTGCACCTAATAATTTTATTATGGGAGTTATTAGAGATAGATATTTAGAAAAATTAAAAATAGAGCTAAGAGAAAATATTTTGTTGAAGGAGAGCTAAAAAATGAGCAGAGAGATTAAATTTAGAGTATGGGACAAAGACCTTGAATGTATGCACATATGTGGGGAGAATAGCCATGACAGTGCATGGTTTGACGAATTTAATATATTTCAGTATTACAATTTGCAAAATGGTGATGGCAGTGGTAAAGATGGAGCTTATGAACTGATGGAATACACAGGATTCAAGGATAAGAATGGCAAGGAAATTTATGAGGGTGACATAGTAGAGCTTTACGACGAAGAAGATTTGTACAGAGTTGAATACCAAGCAGAAAATGCAAGATTTATACTTACAACAGATACTATAGTCACAGATTTTGAATATTATTCCCATGGAGAAATAGAAGTAATAGGAAATATATATGAAAATCCAGAGTTGACCTAAGCAAGTCATTAAAAGGCAAATCATGGCTTATGAAAAAAATAGCAGGATTTCAATAAAGAGTTTAGTAAAACTAAATTCAGGATTTTTGTAAGTCAACCTAAAAAAGAGGGTGGAAACACCCTCTAAATTTTAAATGAAAGGGAAGAGTTAAAATGGCAAAAAGTGTTATAGAACACATGAATGAAATAGATGCAAAGACTAAAATAGCAAATTTTATGGTTAAGCAGAAACAACCATATGAATGGAAAAAGAAATATGCAGAGATAAGAGCTAAAGAGTTTATAAAAGAATGTGATAAAAGAGAATTGAATTGTCATGTATCAGTTGGTGGTTTAGATAGCATAACATTATATTTATTTTTAAAAAGTATAGGAATAAATATTCCAGGAGTTTCAGTTTCATACTTGGAAGATAAAAGCATACAAGAAGTTCATAAACAATTAGGAATTATAAGAATTAAATCTGCTAAAAAGGCTGACGGTTCTTTTTGGAACAAGACACAAATCCTACAAGAGTTTGGGTTTCCAGTATTATCAAAGGAGATAGCTTCAAAAATAGAACATTTACAAGCTCCAACAGAAAAAAATAAAACAGTTAGACATGCAATAATAACTGGAGAAACAGGAGCCTATGGTGGTTGGAGAAAAGGTTCAAAAATGAAGCTCGCACAAAAATGGTTAGAATTGTTTGCTGGATATGAGAATGAAAATGAGAATGTACACTATCAAATAGCTCCATTTAAGGTTTCTTCAAAATGTTGCTATTATTTAAAAGAAAAATCATCTGCTGACTGGGCAAAAGAACATAATAGTGTTCCATTTTTAGGATTAATGGCTTCTGAAGGAGGTAGAAGAGAAAAATCATTAATGATAAATGGATGTAATTATTTTGGAAAGTCAACAATAAGATCAGCTCCGTTTGCAATATTCAATAGACAAGATATTTTACAACTTGCATTAGAACTAGAAGTACCAATACCAACAATATATGGAGAAATTAAAAGAAAAGCCAATGGAACTTTATACACAACAAAAGCTCAAAGAACTGGTTGCTCTATGTGTGGGTTTGGAATACAACTTGAAAAAAGGCCACATAGATTTGATAGACTAAGAGAAAATAATCCTAAAGAATGGCACTACTGGATGTATGAATGTTGTACAGATGAAAAAGGAGAAAAATATGGATGGGGTAGAGTTTTAGATTATATAGGTATTGGATGGGAAGATATACCTAATGAAAATGGAGTATTAGATGGACAAATAAGTTTTGAATTATAGAGACATAATAAAACATTGTGTAAAGAAAGAAGAAGAAAAACATGTACAAAATCTTAGCAAAATTAGGAAGTAAAGTAAGAGTTATTACCAGTGCTGATACAACAAGAAGGAGAAAAGAGAAAATAGGCAAAATAATTTTAGCAACTGAAAGCTTCATAGTAGTTAAATATGCAAGAGGATACAGAGAATGTTTTGGGCTTGCAGATGTTATAGCTCCAGCAGGATTAAGGATTCTTATGTGGGATGGTGAAGAATGGAGAGATATAGAATATGAAAATGAAATTTCTTGATATAGAAAAATTGCCAGATGAAAAAGGACAGATTGTTAAAGTTATTGAAGAACTGTATGAGTTCATTAATGCTAAAAATGATGAAAACCAACTTGAAGAATTTTATGATTTGGTGCAAGCTTCATTAAATTTACTCCAAATCAGAAACTTTACACTCCAGGAAATACAGGAAGCAGAACAAAAACATATAGAAAAATTAAGAGAAAGAGGGTGGAATGTATGACAGTAAAGGAATATTTAAACCAAATTAAAGTTTACCAGCTTAAAATAGAGAACAAAAAAGTACAGTTAGCACATATAAGGGATATGGCAACCTCTCTAAAAGGCTTAAACTACTTTGAGAAGGTGCAGACAAGCCGTGAGAGTGGAGATAGTATAGGAAATGATGTAGCAGACATAGTTGAGATAGAAAACGAAATTAAGGCTGATATAGTGAGTTTAGAAAGGATTAAGCTTGATGTAATTAAGACAATAGACAAAGTGCATAAGGCTAAGTGCTACAATGTACTGTATCAAAGGTACGTAAATGACAAGTCTTTTGATTGTATAGCAGATGAAATGGGTTATGCAGATGTAAGACAAGTTTTAAGACTGCATGGGGAAGGGCTTAACGAGATTAGGGGTATTTTAGGAGAGTAAATGTCACTAAATGTCATGCAAATGTCAGTAAAAGTCATTGTAATGTCAGTACTGGAAGCCTTATAATTATATCGTAGTAAACTGCAATGAGTTTTCATGACTCGTTAGAAATCTCCTTAATTATATTTCCTCTAGCTAGAGCAACTTTCTAGTTAGAGGATTTTTTACTGTTTTGTAGAAAATTAAAACAAGGAGGTTGATAACATGAAAATAGGAATGAGAAAGCCTAGCATTAAAAAGAGTATTAGTGCTAGAACGACAGGGAATCTTAAAAGGCAAGTTAAAAAAGCTACTATTCCTGGATACGGGAAAAAAGGTGTAGGGTGGATAAAGGACCCTAAGAAAGCAGCTTACAATAAAGTCTATAATAAAACTACATTTGGAATTAAAGATATTGCAAGCACAGGTAAGACTGGGCATAAGAAAGCTAATAGCGTAGAGCCAGTACAATATAGCGAGAAAACAATCAAAGCTTCTTACTACGTAACTATAGCATGCTGTATTATTTTAATACCTTTATCTTTACTTCTTATGTTGGTAAATACACTGCTAGGAATTGCATTTTTAGTTTTTGACTTTATACTGTATAGGCTTGCTAAAACAATGAAGAATAAACAGTAAAGTAGGCACCTTTGAGGTGTCTTTTTATATAGGTAAAAGGAGTTGATTAATATGACAAAATGGAATGGCAGACCAGCTAAATATAATAACCCAGAAGAAATGCAAGTATTAATTGACAAGTATTTTGAAGATTGCCAAAAGACTGGAGAAGTGCCAACAGTTACAGGGTTGTGTTATGTACTAGACCTTGAACGTAAATCTCTATTGGATTATGAAAAAATGTTAGAAACAGATAGGTTTAAAAGGTTTGATAATACCGTTAAAGTTGGTTTTGTAAACACAATAAAGAAGGCTAAGAAATATATAGAAATGAACTATGAACAAGCATTATTCAGCAAGAATAGTACGGTTGGCGCGATATTTACACTTAAGAACAACTACGGATACGTAGATAAGACAGAACAGGTAGTAGAAAATAAAACTATTTCAGTAGAGTTGGATGATGAATAAACATAGAATATATGCAAATAATATTGAATAATATTCATGTATAAAAGGCTTTTCCTCACCCTCATAAATAAAAGCAAAAAACGAAGCAAAAAGAATGGCTTAAACACTAGGCTTATGGCGTTTTACTTTAATTTTTCGTTAAATAATAATTTAGCGAAACTGAACAAAAACGAATTTGGCTGTGTAGTCGTGCAGTGTAAGGTGGGGGTATGGTTCTAAATTGCCTCAGACCCACCATGCCGTGGGTGAAATAAATATTTTTTCAGACAAAAGGAGGGGAGGTCTAAATGCCAACAACAAAATTAAAAATAAGCAAAAAAATATTCAACCAAGCCTACCTCTCACATTTGGAAGAATACAATAAAAGATTCAGCGTGTATTATGGTGGTGCAGGTAGTGGAAAGTCAGTATTTATAACCCAAAAACTCATCTATAAATATCTTAAGTATCCAAATAGGAAATGCTTAATTGTAAGAAAAGTTGATAATACATTAAGAGATTCTTGCTTTGCACTTTTTAAGTCTATGATTAGTCAATGGCAATTATATGATGAATGCAGAATAAATAAAACGGATATGACTATAGAGCTCCCTAATGGCTCTATTTTTTTATTTAAAGGACTAAGTGATAGAGAAAGAATAAAGTCTATTGCAGATATAACTGATATATGGATAGAAGAGGCAACGGAAATAGAGGAAGAGGATTATGACCAATTGTGTTTACGTTTAAGGAGCAAACAGCCCTATAATGAGGTGATAGTTTCCTTTAACCCAGTTTCTAAGGCTAACTGGTGTTATAAGAGATGGTTTGCAGATGAAGCTGAATATGACAAAAGGAACACGACTATACTTCACACCACGTATAGGGATAATAGATTCCTCCCCAAGGAGTATATAGACAACCTTTTGGGCATGAAAAAGACAAACTATGCCTACTATAAGATTTACGCAGAAGGTGAGTTTAGTTCCCTTGATAAAAAGGTATATAACAACTGGACCGAAAAGGCTTTTGATTACAAAGAGATATTGAAGGACAAAGAAGTCATGCCTATTTACGGGTTAGACTGGGGCTATGTGCATGATCCAACTGCAATTATATGTTCCCTTATTAAAAAAACGACTAAGGAAATATGGATTTACAAAGGTTATGCTTCTAAAGGTATGACCAACGAGGAAATATTTAAAAAGCTTCAAGAAATGGAAATACATACAGCAAGAATTGTTTGTGACTGTGCAGAACAAAAGTCTATAGAAGATTTAAGACGAATGGGAGCAAAAAGAGTTGTGGCGTGTGCAAAGGGAAAAGATTCAATTATGAATGGAATTTCAGTGGTACAAGAATATACTATTTATGTTCATCCTAATTGTAAAGACATAGTAGAAGAATTTCTAAATTATACATGGCAAAAAGACAGACAAACAGGGGAATATATTAATAAACCTATAGACAAATTTAACCACTATATGGACGCTTTTAGGTATAGCGTGACCGACGCGGTAGGTAAAAATAACACTATCAAATTATTGGACAGAAAGATATTGTTTTAGGAGGTGACACGGTGAAATATGATTTTCAAATAGCTCAAAAGCTAAAAGATGAATACGAAAGAAGAAGGGAATTGTGTTCAACTATGTACAACTACTATGTAGGGGTGACTGATACCTTGAGAGAGTACCCTACTACAGACAGGAGCAATAGAAAAATAGTTGATAACTTCATAAAATCCTTTATCGAAGAAGAAGTAAGCTTTATGGTGGGACAGCCTATCACGTATGTAAGTAGAAGCAACAACTCAGAAAGTGTAAAGGAAATTGAAGACGCGTTAAGTGGTATTAGTGCCACTTTAGACACGGAACTAGCTACAAACTTATTGATATTTGGGGAAAGTTACGAATTGTACTACGTGAACGACGAGGAATTCAAGATAAAAGAATTTAACCCTCTAACTTCCATAGCCTATTGTGATACAGAGGGGAAAGTTCAACTTTTCATATATTTCTACAAAAAGGAATTAGATGATAATATCTACATGGAAATAATAGATGACAATTATATATATCATTTTCAAGACGGCTTCATAGAAATATCTCCCCCTACTCCACATTATTTTGGCTGTGTGCCCGTCGGTATGGCGAGATTGAACAACAGGGAGAAAGATACCTTGTTTAACAACATAAAGCTACTACAGGACTGCTACGAGGCTTTAATGAGCGACTGGAGTAATGAAATAGCTGATACCAGATTGGCTTACTTGGTTCTCACAGGGGTCAATATTGAGGAAAATGAAGCTACAAAAATGAAAAAAATGGGGATAATGCAACTACCTGAAGCTAATTGTAAGGCTGAATGGTTAGTAAAGAGTATCCCTAGTGATTTTATCCGCCAGTACAGGGATATAGTAAAAGAAGATATATATAGAGTTGCACAACATATAGATAATCAAACACAAATTCAAAGCAATACATCTGGCACAATGTTACTAACTAGAATGAATTGCCTCAGATTAAAGATAATAGCACAAAATCAAGCTATAAAGAATTGCGTAAAGGCAAGAATTAAGTGTCTCTTCACATATCTAAATCTTACAAGCAGTAAAAATTATGACTATAAGGATATAAAGATAGAGCCACAACTAAATCTTCCTTCTAATGACATCGAAACTGCACAGATAATGAGCCAATTAAATGGCAAATTATCCATAAAAACTGGATTATCTAGGCTAAGTTTTGTTACTAATGCAGAGGAAGAGTGGCAGAGAATGTTGCAGGAGCAAAAGGAAGTTATGAATTTAACAAATGATTTAGATGTATTGGAAGATGGTGGAGAAAATGAATAATAAAGAATTTTTCACTGATAATATTATAAAGTTCGCTGAAGAACTCTATAAAAGAGGTGATAGGCAACTCCTAACCCTTTTAAAAACACAAAAAGCCAACAGAGATTTAATTCTGCAAGAGATAGCAAACATAATGCTTAAATACAATGTAGTAGGCGATTGCATGAATTTGTCCCTAGCAGAACAAACTAAGCTATTTAAAGTTTTTATGGATAAAATAGATTTAATCCTAGAAGCTGAAATGGACTTGGAAAAATCTGCAATAGGAACATTACTAAAGGATATTGGAGCAGATAAGTATTATTCAAATAGCTTTCTTCTTAGTTTTGGAGTAAATTTTAAACTTAAAAAAATAACTAACAAAGCATTAAATAAAATAATTAGCGAAAAAATTAGTGGTAAGAATTATAGCAACAGAATTTGGGATAATAAAAATAATGTGGCTAAGCTTCTAAAAGTTGAAGTTAAAAAATTCCTTAATGGTGAAACTAATTTAAACAAAATAGAAAAAGCAATTAAGGATAAGTATAATTCCAATGCTTTTAACACTAAAAGATTAGCTCAGACAGAAGTTGCAAGGGTTATGGAAGGTGTAAATGATGTATGGGAGAAAGAACATAACATTGAATATGTGATGTATTGTGCCACACTAGATTCTAAAACCTGCACTGATTGTGGTAAATTTGATGGGCAAACTTTTGAAATAAGTAAAAAGCCTATTCAACTTCCTAAGCATCCTCTTTGCAGGTGCACTTACATAAGCCTTCCTAACAAGGATTGGAAGCCTAAAACTAGACTAGACAACATAAGCAAGAAAGAAGTTAGTTGGAAAGCTTACGAAGAATGGAAAAAAAGTATATAGCTTTTATTTTTTGTCCTGCATGACGTTAAAAGGCACACTTTATAGGAAGAATACTGTAAAGGAAAGGAGAAAAAATATGTTAAAAAGTGAATTGCTGAATTTGTTAAAAGATATTTCAGATGACACAGATATAAACGAAACAATTTTAGGCATAGAGGATTTTAAGCCTTCTAAATTTGATATTGGCAAAGCAACAGTGGAAGACTTCAAGGAAATGCTAAACAGCAACAAGGAAATAAAGGGTTATTACACTTCTACTTTAGATTCTAAGGTTAGCAAAGGAATTAACACCTTTAAGGAGAAAACACTTCCTTCCTTGGTTGAAGAGGAAATAAAAAAGAGAAGCAACGAAGGTCTAACTGAGGACCAAATAAAGCTGAAAGAAATGGAAGCTAAAATAAAGCAAATGGAACAAGATAAAATTAAAGCTGAAATGAGTTCTAAATATTCAAAAATCCTAGGCGAAAAAGGGCTTAGTTCAGATTTGTTAGATTTTGTTTTAGGTGCTAATGATGAGATTACCAATGCAAACATAGAGAAGATAAATAAAATAATTTCTTCAAGTGTTGACACAAAAGTGAATGAAAAAATCAAAGGAAGTTCCTACACTCCACCAACACCAAGCCAAGGAGGTAAAATCACATGGGGAGATGTAGAAAAAAATCCAAGTCTATATGGGAAATGGAAAAAAGAAAACGAAGAATAATAGAAAGGAATGATGATAAATGGCAATAACAAGTTTTATACCAAGCGTATGGGAAACAGCTCTATTAACTGAATGGAGGGGTATTTCCGTTGTCGACCTTATCACTACTCCACCGACTGAAATAAGAGGCGGAAAGGCTATTTTTAATACTGTATCTGGTGGGACTATAAAGGATTACGAAGGAAAAGTGGAATATGACGAAGCTAGTACTTCTGAGATAGAACTACCTTTTGACAAGGCTAAATATTGGGCTTTAAAAATGGGAGATGTAGATAGAGTGCAGGCGGCAGGCGAAGTTCTAAGTGTGTTGGTACAAGAAAAAGCTAGAGATATAAAAGAAACTATTGATACTGATGTATTGGCTGAAATGGCGAAAGTTCCAACTACATCAAATAAGCAATTAATTGGAACAAGTTCAGCAAAGAAATCAATAACTACTTGTGATGAGGCTTATGATTATATAGTTGATTTAGGAACCATTCTTTCAAAAAATAAGTGCCCTGTAGCTGGAAGATATGTAATAGCAAGCGCTGAATACATCAACTTAATGGCCAAAGACAAGAGATTTGTAGACAATTTCAACGTGCTACCTAACGGAATTGTTCAAGGAGCTACAATAAATGGAATGACTATAATTCAATGTGAAGAAGTGCCAGCCAATACTGTTCTAGCTGTTCACAAGTCTGCATTTGCGTTTGGAAAGCAATTAGACAAGACAGAGGCATTAAGATTAGAAGGCTCATTCTCAGACGCTGTAAGAGGTTTAATTAACTACGGTAGAGTTGCATTAAGAAGTAAGGGAATAGCTGGGCTATTATACGAAATAGCGTAATTATGGAAGAAAAAATAATAATTTCAGCCATAAGGCACTATTTAAATGTGGACTGGGACAATGAAAAGATAAAAGAAGAGTACCCCGAGGCTATTCAAATCGCTATAGATAACTATAACAAAGTAACAACAGAGAATAGGCCTACAGGGGTTTCTTCTATCTCTCAGGGTTCGCAGTCTATTTCTTATACTTCTACAGAGTTAAGTGAAGTAGTGATTGATGGAATGGTAAAGGCCTTACTCCCTAGACCGTTTCTAAAAATGTATTAAAGGTGAGAATGATGGTATTTTTTAATAATGCAACAATAAATAAACTTGACAAGGTTGTAATAAAGAACACTAAAGGACAGTTAGTAACAAAATACTCTAAAAATAATTGTGATATAGTCTGCAATATTCAACCCATTACAGAAAAAAGTAAATTCCAAGACTGGGGTGAAAGAGTAGATGCAACCTTTAACATTTATTTAAATTTAGACTTATTTAAAATCGGAGATTTCCTTGTTTGGAATAACAAAACCTATACAGTAAAAGAAAAAATAGTATGGAATGCATACACCTTACTAGCAATAAAAGAAAGTGATGTAGCTTATGAGTAGTAGATGGGAAATTGATTTTAACATAAACGAGATAACCGAAGATATAAAAAATGCAGTAGAAACATGGCAGAACACTACAGGAGTTGCAGAGGTTGCGGAAGTACAAGCTAATACTCCAGTTTTAACTGGCAATTTACGTAGGAGCATTACATTCAAAAAACTCAATAGTGGCACTAAGTATGCTTTGAAAATAGGTTCTGCTTTAGTTTATGCCGCTAAAGTTGAATATGAAAACAAAAGCTATATAAGAAGCACATTAAATAGAGATATTAGTAATATAAAAACTTCTTTGCTACAAGCAATAAGGAGTGGATTAAATAATAATGATTAATTTAAATATAAGTAAAATACAAGAAGAGATATATAACCTTATTTGTAAGAAAAACAATGATGTTTATTTCAATTCTATTCCTAAGGAAGTAAATCTTTCTAAAGGATATTATGTAGCCTATAAACTTGAGAATATAGGTGATGGAGAATACAAGAATGAAATAATGCTTACAATCACTTTTGTTGGTGCTATAGATAACTACAGTTTAGAAGAAAAGGCAATAGAAACAGACAAGGTTATAAATAAAGCTATGCTTACAAATGGAAGAATAATAAGGCAAAATGTATGGCTCACAAATTATGTAGACAATGAAGAAAAAACAAGAAATACAGTTCTTCAATATTACATAAATATTTATAAGTAAAGGGGGAATAGAATTGAACAAATATGTATTTGATAGCTGCGTATTATATGCAACTACAGCAGGAGGATTCTCCACAAATGAATTAGATACATTGTTTTCTAAATTTACAGATGAAACAAAATTAGGAGTTAATGATGACGGCGTAACTTTTACACTTGAACAAGAATTGCACCAAATTACAGAAGCTGGGGACAATGACAGAGCAGTAGTTGGTAGAGAAAGAATAGTATCTTGCAAGGGTAATGTAGAAGGCACTATAAATGTATTCGATAAGAACCTTTTTGAAATGTGTTCTTTGGTAAAAGCTGAAAATTCTAGCACAAAATATGATGTTTATGTTCCTCAAACAGGAATCATACCAGAAAGTACATACAAAGATATTGCAGTAGTGGGAACAACAGCAACAGGAGTAGATATGTGTGTAATTGTGCATAATTGCTACAATGAATCCGGCTTTAGCTTAGATAGCAAATCTAAAGATGAAGCGGTATGCAAGGTTAAATTTGTAGGAAGAATAAAGCAAGAAGATAAAGGAATTAATTTCACCTCAAAACCAGTTGAAATAATAACATTAAAAGAAACAGAGTAATGAGGCTATTAATTTAGTCTCATTTTTATTGTGGGGAGAAGAAAATGAAAGAAGTAAAAATATATGGGAAAAGTATATTTAAAATACTAGCAATAATAAATAAGCTACAACTTAAGAATTATTTAGGAGAGATTTATGCTAGATATACAAACTTAGAAAAGAAAAACAGAATAGCAAAAGTTAAGCTCTTAAAGGAATTAGATAGGAATGGCTTAGAAAATAACACAGACAATATAGCAATTATTTTAGAGGAAAATAAAACATTAGCACAAGAACTTGGAGAAATAGAAAAGGAAAATGCTAGTATAACACAAGATATTCTGTTTACTATTCTTGAAAAAATAGTATATGCAGAAAAAGAAATCTATGAGCTACTAGCAGATGTATATGGGAAAAACATAAAAGAAATATCAGAAGAAACAGACTTATTAGATTTAGCAGAAATGGTAGAAGGTATTATAAAAAATAATGACTTTAAAAAGGTTTTTACGAAGCTCTTCAAGTAGAATTTGATTTACTTGAAGATTATGTAGGCATAATAACTAAAAGAAGTTCTTATCTTGAGTTATGTAAATTAGAATTGTGGGAGTTTGAGATGGTTACTTTTGCAAGCATAATGCAATTTGTAAGTGACAGAGATTATCAGTTATATTGTTCAACCTACCCATACAGACAAGATAAAGAAAGCTTCGTAGAAAGCAAAAAAAGACTTGAAACAGAAAGAAAAATAAAAAACAAGTCTTTGCTAGAAAAGTGCAATAATGCAGAAAATGTAGTAAGTAAATTTCAAAAGCTAGGGGGTGAGTAAATGGCAGACCACTTTAGAATTGCTGGTGTAATTGATATAGACTTAAACAGCTTATCCAACTCCTTAAATGAAGCACATGACAAAGTTCAAGCAGGTGTTGATTCAATGGAAGGAATAATGTCTAAGGTTGGAAGTGCTCTTAAATGGGGCATGGTAGCTATAGGCGGAGCATTAGTTGGTGCAGTAAAAAGTACAGACGATATGACAAAGGCTCTTAATTCTTTGCAGGTCAAAACTGGCGAAACAAATGATACTATGGACGAGTATAAGGATATTATGCTTGAGATATATGGAAATAATTTCGGCGAAGATTTTGACGATGTAGCAGATAGTATTGCACAAGTAAGAACAAATCTTTGGTTATCTGGTGATGAATTGCAAAAAGTAACTGAATATGCGATAGGATTCAGAGATGCCTTTGATGTAGAAGTTAACGAGAGTACACGTTCCGCAAAAGCATTGATGGATAACTTTGGGATATCAGCAGAACAATCCTTCAATTTGCTAACACAAGGCTATCAAGAAGGCTTAAACTACTCAGACGAACTAATAGACAGCATTAATGAGTATTCTGTGCAATTTGCAAAACTTGGCTTGAATGCTGAAGATATGTTTTCTATTTTTGAAAGTGGAACAGAAGCAGGAGCATTTAATTTAGACAAAATAGGAGACGCTGTAAAGGAGTTATCTATTAGGGTTATAGATGGCTCTGATACGACAATTGAAGGGTTTGAACTTATAGGCTTAAATGCAGATGAAATGGCTCAAAAATTTGCTAGTGGTGGAGATAGTGCTAAAGAGGCTTTTAATCAAGTCATTGAAGGGCTTAAAAAATGTGATGACCCTGTAAAACAGAACTTAGCGGGTACAGACCTTTTGGGAACAATGTGGGAAGATTTAGGGGCAGATGTTGTGACTTCGCTTTCTACTGCAAACGACTATTTTGATATGACCGCTGATAGCATGGAGCAGTTAAACCAAATTCAATACAATAGCTTTGGCGAGGCTATGGCAGGTATAGGAAGGCAAATACAGAGTGGAATATTAATTCCTATAGGAGAGAAGGTTCTTCCAATATGTAATGAGTTTGCTAATTGGTTGCAAAGCGAAGGAGTGCCTAAGCTAAAAGCTTTTGTTGATACAATTAATTTTAGTGCAATAGCTGATGTTACAGGTAAGGCACTAAAAGGAATATTAGAAACAGTGGGTTTTTTAGCTGACCACATGAATATACTTTTACCAATTTTAAGTGGAGTTCTAGGGGCTTTTTTAGCTTTCAAAGTAGTAACAGGAGTATTAAAGGCAATAGAATTAGCACAAGCAGCAGTTAATTTAGTTATGGCGGCTAATCCAATAAGTTTAGTTGTATTGGCTATAGGTTCATTAATTGCAATAGGAGTGGCATTATGGCAGAATTGGGACACTATAAAAGAAAAGGCTCAAGCTCTTTGGGGCTCTATAACAGAAAAATGGGAAAGCATAAAGAATGCAACTTCTGAAAAATGGAATAGTATAAAAGATACTATGTCAAACGCAGTAGAAGGTGCTAAAAATCTTGTAAAAGAAAAATTGAATAACATCAAATCTGCATATGAGGAAAATGGTGGAGGAATAAAGGGCATTGTAGCTGGAGCTATGCAAGGAATAAAAGAGTATTATTCTATTGGATACAATGCTATAAATAAACTTACTGGCGGAAAATTAGGAGAATTAAAAGATAAATTTGTAGGAATTATGGACAAAGTAAAAGACACTGTTAAAAGGGCTATAGATAAAGTTAAAAGCTTTTTTAATTTTAATTGGAAATTGCCTAGCATAAAACTACCACATTTCAGCGTCAGTGGTTCAGCAAACCCTATAAAATGGCTAAGTGAAGGTGTCCCAAAAATAAATGTAGATTGGTATGCTAAAGGGGCTATATTCACAAAACCAACAGTATTAGGCGGTATTGGAGTAGGAGATAAGAACGAAGGAAAAGGTTCTAATGCAGAGGCTATACTTCCTTTAGATAAATTGAAAGACTATATAAGAGAAGAACTAAAAGTAAATGTGAGCTTAGTTGTAGATGGTAAGGAGTTTGTAAGAGAGGTAGTGGCCCCTCATCAAAGAGAAATTGACAATTACAACTCAGGAAGGTGGTAATATGCTAACAGATTATAATTTCTTTTTTAATGGAAGAAAAAGCAAGGATTTAGGATTAATACTTAGCGAATATCCAAATATTCCAACCATTGCAGAAAATATAGAAACAACAGAAATTCTAGGGAAAGAAGAACCTTTGATAGAAAAGCTAGGAACTTTCAAAAACAAGACTATTTCTTGCACCTTCAAACTTTTAGACGCAGAAAGCTACCACAAATCTATAATGGAAATAAATAGATGGTTGTTTGACGTTGAAGACAATAAACTATACCTAAACATGCAAGACAGATACTATAAAGTTAGGAATGTAGAGGTTGGAGAAATAACAAGACAATTAGAGTTGTACGGAGAATTTACAGTTAATTTTGTATGTTCTCCTTTTTTATTTGCGGATAGTAGCAAAATAGAAACCTCTTCAAAATCTATAGATATATATAATTTTGGGGACTTTGACACATGCCCAACTATAGAGATTTATGGGAACGGGAATGTAGAAGTTTCGTGTGGGGGAGTTGCAATACAAATTGAAAAAGTATCTAACTATGTAAAGGTAGATGGAGAATTGAAAGAAGTAGTAAATAATGATGGTACATCTAAGATATGGGATACAATAGGAGATTTCCCTGTACTGAAAAAAGGAACTAACACAGTAATTTTGACCGGTACAGTTACAAAGGCAATAATAAACTATAGCACCAAATACTATTAGGAGGGGAATATGAATAACAAAATAAAAATAGCTTATTTCCCAAAGGAAACAGAAAGGGACAAAGTAATAGCTTATAATGGGAAGTCGTTGGACAACTATTGCATAAGTGCAAAAACAACAGAAAATATAGAAACAGCAACTTACGTATTAGATGCCCAATTCATTATTGACGACGACATTCAAAAACTTCTATGCGAAGAAGCAATTTTAAAATGTAGGCTAGATTACGGCGACGAGATATTTAAAATAAACAAGGTTACGAAAACAACAAGAAGGGTTACCATAGTTGCTAATCAAGTCACTATACAAGAATGTAAACAATTGTTTCTTGAAGATGTAAGGCCAACTAACCAAAACGGGATATCTGCTTTGAACTGGCTATTGAGCAATGCAACAGGCAGAAAAGATATAATGTTTGACTCAGACATTGCAACTGTAAACAGTGCAAATTATCAAGGTAAGAACGTTCAAGAAGCTATCTATGGTAGCGATAATAGTTTTATATCTAAGTGGGGAGGCGAAACGCTTAGAAGAGGATACACTCTAACCATTAACTCTAAAATTGGACAAGAGCGAGGTGTTTGCATAAGAGAAGGGAAAAATCTAACTGGCTTTAATGCAACAACCAACCTAGATTCTCTTTGTACTAGAGCAATTGGAAAAGGTTTTGACGGAATAAAGGGGCATTGGATAGAAAGTGAATTGATAAATAAATACAGAGATGTATATACAAAAGTCATAGAGTACTCAGATGTGAAGGTAAAAACCTCTACAGACGAGGAAGGATTTGACACAGAAGAGGAAGCAATAAAAGAACTCGACAGACTAGTTAAAAATGAATTTGAAAACAACAATATAGATGTGCTAAAAGCTACCTATACGATTAATTTTGCACAATTAGAAAACTATGAAGAGTATAAAGAATATGTACAGGCTGAAAGAATTTACTTAGGCGACACTATAAAGGTACACGTGCCTTCCTTGAACATAAATATAAAGGTGCGTGCAAAAGAAAAAATCTATGATGTATTGGCACAGAAAACAGAAGAGATAACACTATCCAATACAGATGTAGTTTCTAAAATAAGCACAAGTTCGATAATAGAAGGCATAAAGAAATTATTAAACACTAATACAGTTCCTAATCTATCTGCATATATAGATAGCACTATAAAAGCCGGTATGAAAAACAGCTATGTAGTTGTGAGGGACGGGGAATTGCTCGCAATGGACAGCAAAGATATAAACACGGCTACTGTAGTTACTAGGTTAAACAAGAATGGTTTAGGATTTTCTACAACAGGATATTATGGAAAGTATACCTATGGTTTCACATTGGACGGGAAGATAAATGCAAGCTTAATAAGCACAGGTATTCTTTCAACTATTCTCATCCAAAATGCAGATGGAAGTTTTAGGATAGATTTGTCTAGCAAAGGAGGAGCTTCATTCCTAAACAACAATAAACTTGCAATGAAGATGGAAAGAAACGCATTGAATTTTTATGATTGGAAAGATAGTGGTTATATAGGCTCTTTAGGTAGTACAAGAAATATAGAAAAAGATAAACCGTTCATAGAGTTGTGGCATGAACTTATGACAGGAATGAGTTTTGGATATAGAAACAGCGAAGGCACAATTTCTCCATACTTAAGGTTTGACAAATATGGGATATTAGATGAAGAAATAAAAGCACCTATACAAGCATATAAAGACATTGGTCTTATAAGCTACTCAGATTTATTGCTTTACGGGAACGACAAAAGAATTCCTTTGGGAGTTCTAGCAATAGATGTAAACAACAATGTGCATCTATGTTGCGGAAAAGAAAGTAATGATAGAAAACTTTACCTTGGTGCCATAGATGAAAATGACTATAAGACATTTATGAACTGGATAATACTAAGCAGGGATAGAATAGAAATTTTAAAGAAGCTTTATATAACAACTACCTGGGCGGGGAATACAGGTTTATTTAGCCTTGATAATATATTGGATTCTATAAATAATACACTAGATGATTTTAACAATAGGCTAAACAATTTGGAAAGTAAGTAGGTGAGATGAGAAATGAGAGAAATAGAATATAATATAGACATAATGAAACAAAATTACAATTACAAGGCTTGCATGCAAGGTGACAGTTTAAAAATAATTTTGAATGTGTATAATAATGGTTCACAATATGACCTTACAGGAGCAAAAGTAATATTGAATTTTGCTAAACCAGATGGAACTCCAATCGTAAAAGATGATATAACAGTAGAGGGAAACATAATATGTATTCTTGATGAAGAATATACAAATATTCACGGAAAAGCAAAATTTGAATTTGAAATAAACAAAGATGGTAAAACTACTACATTTCCATTGGAATTAGTAATCGCAGAAAAAGTGTTTGAGAGTTCCGTTGTAAACAATAAGATAGTAGAATTACTAAATCTTGTGAAAATTGACGATGCTATAGATGATTTTATGGATAGCATAAAGAAAAAGCAGGCAGAACTTAGTTCACAAATTGCCGAAAATGCGAACTTGTTAGATGCAAGAATAGATGCTTTCACAACTCTTACTGAAGGTAGCACTACTGGAGATGCTGAACTTGTAGATATAAGGGTCGGAATAAATGGCACTATTTACGAAAATGCAGGAGCAGCAGTTAGGGCGATTGCTTCAGGAGAAGGACTAGGTGATAAATCTATTGATATTGTAAAGCTAGATGCGAAATTACAAAGTAAGTTTGAGAAAACAACAACTACTACAGAAGTTGATGGAGATAGCTATGCTATATCTAAATATATGATAGTAGGCGTTGATAGCACAAGTAAGGTAGTAGATGGAACAAGTCTTACCTATACAACAAACACAATATATGGTGCGTGGGGTTGGATATTCCCGAATACGGCGGACAAAAAGTATAAGGTAACTTCTGTTATAGAAAATGTTGGCGATGTAGATGATACAGTAAGTCTTATGCTTACATATAAGGCGGAGATAAGCGGTGGAGTAATCGCAGCAAATGGTGATATCCTAGAAAGTAATATTGCATTAGCAACAGGGAGCTCTGTAACAAAAGTTAATACTGTTACAACTGGTACAGATGCAGATACTTATGCAGGAGTTGCCCTTTCCGTAAAATCTAGTACAAGTGGAGCAAAAATTAAATTAACTCAAACTGTAAATGAAATTAATACTGTCACAAATATAAGTGGGTTAAAAATGATAGCAGATGTAGCAAATACATTAAGTCCTGAATATAAAAAAGAATTATTCAATGAATTTTTCAACAACTGGAATGGGGCAGAAGTATTAGCTATAGGGGATAGCTTAACAAGTGCTAAAAAATGGCAATTAAAAACAACAGAACTATTAGGTTGTAATATAATCACACATGCTAAAGGCGGAAAAGGCTACATTGACCTTATAGATGGAGAAAATGGACAAGATGGTGATTACGACAACGAAACAGATGCAAGTGGTATATTAAGACCACTATCTGTAGATGATGTAACAGGAAAAAAACTTATAATTGTATATGCAGGGTATAATGAAAGACATATGGCTTATGGGGAAATAGGAGATGTTTATCCAACGAAGAACACCTTGGCGGGTAAAGTACAATATGTTATAAATTCTATTTACAGTTTATTAGAACAAGCCGATAATTTAACTTGTAAACTACTATTCATAACACCTCATTGTGTAGGGACTTATGGGTATGTTAATATAGATGGTTATGGAGAATATCCTTTAGGGACAGGAAGAACATTAGAAGGCATTTCAAATATTATAAAGAAAGTCGCTGAATATAACAATATAGAAGTATTGGATTTATGGCATAATAGTGGAATTGGGAAATTTACATGGGACATATATTGTGCGAAAACACCAGCTAGTGCAACCGCTCCATACCCAGATAATGTAGATTTAGTACACTTAAATGCATCGGTAGGTTATCCACATTTAGGTACATTAATAGCTAATAAAATAAAAACTATGTAATTCTCAATAGACCCAAATTGTGAACGAATGATAGGAATTTAGGAACGATTAATGAAAAATATGAATAAATAATAGAAAATTGTGAACGAAGAGATTGGACAAGCTCCAGTCTCTTTTCTTATGCCTAAGGAGGAAAAACAATGAATAATATAAGAAGTCCAGCACCAGTAGGTGCTTTTTATTTTACAAAAAATTCAAATGAAAGAAGGTAAGAAAATATGGAGAAAATAAGCATTGCATTGCTATGCACAGTATTAGGAGTAGTAATAAGTTACTTAACATTTCAAAGAAATAAGGACAACTCTATTAGAGCTGAAACAAAAGAAAATGCCTTCACATCTGCAAAATTAGATTATATAAGTAAGGGTGTAGATGATATAAGATTAGATATAAAAGCTCAAGACAGAAAAATAGAGGACATAGCAGATAAAGTAGCAAGGATAGATGAAAGTACTAAATCTGCACATAAAAGAATAGATAGATTAGAAAGGAATGAAGAATAATGGATAATTTAATGGAATATGTAACAGAAAATAGCTTAATTATTATACCTACTCTATATATTATAGGTTATATTATAAAAAATATGGAGGTTGTAAAGGATAAATATATTCCTATAATACTTTTACCTATAGGAATACTAGGAAGTATAGCTTTAAATGGTGTATCAGTACCTAATGTAATACAAGGTATTTTAGTTACTGGTGTGACAGTTTATACAAATCAACTTATAAAGCAAACAACTAAGGAAGAGTAGTTCATGGCTACTCTTTTTTTATTATACAAGAAAGGAATGATATAAATGAAAGGGATAGATATAAGCAATAACAACGGCTCAATAAACTTCAACGGAGTAAAAAATAGCGGCGTAGAATGTATCTATATAAAAGCTACAGAAGGTACAACGTTTCAAGACAGTTATAAGAGTGCCTTCTACGGCGGTGCAAAGAGTATAGGTGCAAAAGTAGGGTTTTACCACTTTCTCGTTGGAACGAGTGCACCAGAAAGTCAAGCAGAAAACTTCTATAGCCAAATCAAAGGTTACGACAATGACCTTGTACCAATGTTAGATGTAGAGGTCAATTTTAATGGCTTAAATGAGTATATTGCAAGGTTTGTGGCTAAGTTCAAACAATTAAGCAATATGGAAATTGGAATATACACATATACAAGTTTCTTGAATGAATATATAGATATGAACAGATTTAAGTCTTTGAAATTGTGGGAAGCTAACTACAACAACAAACCATGGAATTTACCTAGCAATGGCTTTGCAAACCGTATAGGACACCAATACACCGAGAAGGGCTGTATAGGTGGAGTTAACGGAGTTTGTGATGTTAATGAATTTAATGAAGGAGTTCTCTTAGGCAAAAAGACCTCTACTCCAGTACAAACAACTGTAAAGGCAACTGTACAAGCTACTGGAAAAGTTGCAGAATTACAAGGACTATGTAACGCTATTTTAGGAACTAATTTAGTTATAGATAACATTTGGGGTTCCAATACAGATAGAGCAGTTAGAAAACTTCCACTTTGTGGACTTCCATATGTTCAAAGAGGATTAACTACTTGGGTACAGCTTAGATTAGGAACAGTAGCAGATGGTATATTTGGGCAAAAAACTAAAGAAGCAGTAATTGCATGGCAATATAGCCATAGTCTTAGTGTAGATGGAATTGTAGGATATAACACCTATAAGAGCCTGGCACTAGCATAAGGGAGCGTGGATACTATGGAAAAGAAACTAAGAGCAGAACTAGAATTCTTAGAATACAATGCACATATCCATGCTTTCAAGGACGATTTGGGAAAATATTATTGGAGCAAATTTTTGATACTAGAAAATACCTATAATGCTAAGTATGGGATTTACAAAAGAAAATGGTAGTGTTACAATATAGAAGGTAAATTTATTTTTAAAGTTGCGTAGCACATTATTGGGTTTTATGGGGCAGAAATGCCCCTCTTTTTTTATGCCCAAAATGCCATTCCTATCAGCATTCCTGTTGTCAATATTGCTAGTTCTATCAACAAATCTATTCTTACATATTCTTTCTTCATGTTTTCACCTCTTCAAGAAGTCTGTACATTTCAAGAAAAAATATTCAAAAAAATTTTAAAAAGTTTTAAAAAAGTATTGACGTACGGCGTACCGTACGGTATAATATAATTGTAGCAAGGGAACAGAATAAAAAATAAATTTTGAAAGGAATGATTGATATGACAAATAAAGAAATATTTAAAAAAGCACATGAAATGACAAAGGAGATTAAAGCTCAATACCCAGAAGTTGATTACAAATTCCAATTTGGTTTATGTCTTTCATTCCTTATAAATAAGGAGGAAACAGAAATGGAAGAAAAGAAATTAGAAGGTTCTGAAAAGCAAGTTAAGTGGGCTACAGAAATAAGAGAAGTAGTTGTAGAATGTGCAAAGAAGGATGTTGAAAAAGCACAAGCAAGATACAATGAAAAGCAAAACAAAGTAAGAGCAAATAAGTTAAATACTGCAAAAGAAACATTAGAAACATTAGGAAATGAAACAAGTGCTAAATTCTTTATAGAAAATTTTAGAACAGTTTTAAGTAGAAAGCAACAATGTGAAAGAGCAGGGGTTGAAAGTGACCATGCAGCAGAATATTCTTACTGCTTAAAAAATATAGAAAAATAATCTTAATAAAAAAGGTGGTACAAATGTGCCACTAATATGAAAGGAGAAATAAAAATGAAGAAATCCGTATTATTTAGTAAAGGTGGAAACGGGGGAGTAACTGCAAGGGTAACACTTCCAAAGGAATTCTTAGAAGCTTTAAAGATTGCAAGGGGTGATGAAGTTGACATCACTCTTGAAAATGGAAAAATAATAATAGAAAAGGTGGAAAAGAATATGTATGTAAATGAAGTATTAAAAAAGGATTTTGATTGCTGTAATAAAGTATTAAAGGAGTATGATGTTACAGGCGAGTTAAAGAAGGAATGTTTAGATATTCTTGCTTTAGAGTATGAATTCAACTTAGATGAAATCAAAAGAAAAAGTGAAGAAGAAAAATCTTCGTATACAAATGGCTTCTATGAAGGGTCAATAGTTTTCATTAGCAAATTATTAGACAAGAAATTAAAAGCAACAGTAGAAACTAGGCATGATATGCAAGAAGTAGAAAAAGCTTTAAGCAGACTCTACAAAATAAAAAATATAAATGAAGAGGTCTTTGAAGACAGTTTCGACATTGAAATAGTGAAGACTTATGAAGCACCTTGCAGTGCAGAAGATACTAATGAGATAGCAATCATAAGAAGAAAAGATGAAAAAGACAAGGAGTTTGAATATGTATTTATTAATTTAGATACATTAGAATATGAATTAGACTATAAACCAACAAGCAAAGAATTAGAACTATTTGACAATGAGTAAGAGATAGTGTAAAATAATAAAAAACACAGTAGAACCATATTGGAAAGAAGGAACTCCAAAAGGGGGTTCTTTTTTTATTTCTATTTTTAGAATTATATATTAGTCTA